CACGGCGCCATCCCCCCTTCGGGGGGAGTGGCGCCTCTTCCTCCGGGGCCAGCACCTGAAAGGCGTCCAGGTGCCCCTGGACGGGGCCGGTGCCCCACGTTGAAAGGCACCAGTCCAGCAACGTAGCACGCCCATACGCGCCACGCTTACTTGCCGCAATCCACCACATGACGTCGGTGAGGACGTCCTGGGCCTCCTCTTCCGTCAGGAAGAGGAGGCCACCGGCCTCCCAGCGGGTCACGTGATCCAGGCCGGTGGCCCGAAGGGCCAGGGCCTGGGAGGGGTCTAAGTTATACACGTTCATGTGTTGCCTCCTTATGGCAGGGTTTTGGGCCCCCCAAGGGGGGCCCAGGGGGTAGGTTAGGCGTTGGCAAGCCGAGTTGCTACGCGTGACGCCAACTTGGCCAGGGTCTTGCTGCGCCGTGTGGCAAAACGGGGCCTCTTCGAGGCCAGAGCGTGATACGCCTTGGCCACGGCCAAGAGATCGTTCAGCAGGCGTTCCTGGGTCATCCAGCCTCTTTTCCCCGTTAGGGGCAAAGAGGCGGGGTCGAAGGCGTCGGCGTCAACACGCTTGGACCACGCCTTGAGCCGCTTAGAAGCGGCATCGGTGAGGGTCGTCTCTGCCAAGTACTTCATGGCCTTGGCCATGAACGGGGGGTTTACTCTGTAAACCATTAGGGGTCTCCTTGTGTGTGAGTGAGAGGGATTTGGCGACGACAGTGCCGCCGACCCTTCGCTCGCGGGGATCCGCGCGCACGTGAGCGCACGTGAGCGCACGTGACTCGAGGCAATCAAACCGGTAGGATTGAGACGACATGAAGCAGCAGCCTCGCGCGCGAGGGCCGGAGGCCCCCACGGGCCGCACCAGGGCCCCCCTGTGCCCACCTGGGCTCCTGGGCCCACGGGGCCTGGTCCTGGTCCTTGGACCAGGCCAGGGCGCACCCAGGGCCGCGCGAGGGCCGTGGCCACGGGCGGCGGGGGGACACCCCAGGCCGGGCTCTAAGCCCAATATATCCCTCTTATTTTCCCCAGCATCCTAGAACCCAAAGCAACATCCTACTGATAGGTATAACTTATGGCTATCCCTCCTCCTAACTACCGTGAGATGACACCTGACCAGCGTTCGATGCTTGTGTTGCCGGCCTGGTCTGAGACGTTTAGTTTATTGCAGCGTCAGTTTTTATCTGCATATTCGTTGGGTGGTAGTATTTCCCATGCTTGTGCGGTGCTTGAGATGTCTCGGGCTAATCCTTATAGGTGGCGCGAGTCGTGTGAGTTATTTGTAGATGCGATGGAGGAGGCCCGTGAGCTGGGTATTCAGCGTTTGGAGGATTGGGCGTTGAGTCGTGCGATGGACAAGGCGAACCCGAGTGACCGTTTGACGGAGTTTTTATTGAAGGCTGCGCGCCCGGAGATATACCGCGAGCGCGTGGATCACCGGATAAGCGGTGCTGTTGAGAGTCGCAAGCGCATAATCCTTGAGGAGTTGGACAGTGACCGTGTTATTCCGTCATCATCAGTGCGCGGTGGTGTTCTTGCCGAGGGAGGGGGTGATGTTGTGTTGCCTGTTGTTGTTGACGTTGCCGGTGAGGAGAGTGGTGGTGGCGACGTCACGGTGTGAGCGTGACAGGGGCGTTACAAGGGTATGAGTGTGGGGTGTTTTTTTGATTGATACTGGTGGTGTTCCTGACTTTATTCGTTTGCACAGATACGTGTGGAGGGCTGGTTTGGTGGTTCGGGATGGTTGGCCTGGTGTTACGGAGTTGCATATTTATCCCCGTGACTGTCACGAACATATTTTATTAGATATATCTTGTTGGTGTCGTCCTGGTTCGGCGTTTTCGGCGTCTGCGGGTGTATTTTTCCATCGTCCTTGGGTTATGGCGGGCGAGGTGCCTAGCGTTATGGTTGGTGAGTTAGAGTAGGTTATATTGGGATGCTACTTCCTACTGTCACGGTGTGAGCGTGACAAGTGCGTTACTAGAGAAGAGAAGAGAAGAGAAGAGAGAGACCAGAACCCGGGGCGGGGGGTGGTTTTTTGGATTGTGGGCCGATAGTGTGCTGCGAGGCATGGACACAACGGCACGATCCCTGGTATTTGTGACGGTGATAGCTGTGGCTGTGCTTGTGGTGTCCCGGATGGTTTGGGCGCAGGGTTCCCGGGCTGCGATTGGGCCTGGCGGCGTGCTGGTTGTGGAGGAGGTTGGCGGCAGCATTGTTGTTGACGGCGCTGATGGGCGGCGATATACGTTGAGCTTTGGGTCTCCGGTTTATGGTGATTGATCTATGACGACTTTTATGTTTAGGCTGGGCGTCTCCCCCTGGGGGGGTGCCTGATGGCTAACTTTGTTTTTGCCGAGGGTTTAGCGCGGCTGACTTATTCCGCCCACGCCAGCCATATCGAGTGGGACGCAGCAGACCCTACTAACGGGTTGCTGTATGCCGCGCTTTTGACAACAACTATCCCAGTTGACGATATGAGTGTGGCCTCAGTAGACCTTATTGCCGCCGCTGCGGATTCCGTAATGGCGGCGGGGCAGGACACGAACCTCGCGGCCACGGAGCGAAAGATTCAGGGTAGCGACACGGAAGATGCGGAGCATTTTCGCCAATATGATGCGAGCGACCTGTTGTTTGCGTCAGTGGGCGCGTCAACAGATGCGGCGGTGGTGTCCCTGCTGGTTTACCAGTGTACAGCCACCGCCGGTCACGGCAGTCACGACACAAATCACAGCAGTCATGTTCCGATCTGCCACCTTGACTTTGCGATTCAGCCTGATGGCTCAAACATACTCGTCCAGTGGGCACGCCTCCCGGGCTCCACGGCACACAACGTGCCTAGTGGCAATACCGGGGGAACGGTGATCCGTGTGTCCTAATGCCGCAAAGGTCAGTTTTTGCAACAACGATCCGCGTGGAGGCGTGCCCCCCCGTGGCCATCTTGGGATGCTGCACGATAGTGATGGCGCCGCAGGAGGCATCCGGGGAGACGGTTGCGGTGCCAGAGTCTACGGTTTTACTGGCGTTTGGTGGCGCGGTTGCTGCGCAGATTACGTCGGGCGGAAGGCCGCAGAGGGACAGCAACATGGGGCGTGAAGCGTTTGGCACCATCTGGGAGGGGCAGGACGTTTGGGTTCTTGCACGGGTTATGCTGCCCAATGGCGCTCCACTGACTCAGGATGATGTGACCGACACCGACGTAAAATATGAACTGATAAATATTACAGGCGGCGTAATCGACACGGAAAGTGAGACCGTAGGGAAGACAACCGCCATCAAGAACGACCTGACCAATGACGGGTACTGGGATGCGGATTCAGATGGGTACAACCTAGTGGTTAGGGTGCCGTGGAGTGACTGGACCACTGACCCTACCCCTGGGGGCCTGTACGCAGTTGAGATAGAGATACCGACCACCAGCTACGGCGACATTATTGTTGTGGGCAAACTGAGATGCCAGGGCCTCGTATCGGACCCCACCAGTTGACCAGATGAAACATGGCAAAGAAGAAGATAGAGTATCTCGACTACAGGCCATCTGGCGCGGCAGCGGCCCTATTTCGGTGCAAGGACCCGGAGGTGCTGATCGAGGGGCCGGCGGGGACGGGGAAGACGCGGGCCGTGCTGGAGTACGTGAACTACCTGTGCGAGGAGCATCCGGGGATTCGGGTGCTGCTGTTTCGGAAGACCCGGACCTCGATGAGCGAGTCAGTCCTGGTGACGTGGGAGGAGAAGGTTCTGTGGGACGGCCACGAAGCGAAGACGGGGGACTCGCACCGGAATAACCGCCAGCACTACAGTTATCCCAATGGCTCACACGTTGTGGTGGGCGGGATGGATAACTCTGACCGAATCATGTCTACCGAATACGACATCGCCGCCTGCTTCGAGGCCACCGAGATTTCCCAAGAGGACTGGGAGAAGGTGATGAGCCGTCTTCGGAATAACGTATTGCCGTGGCAGCAGGGGGTTGCTGATTGCAACCCAGGGTCTCAATATCACTGGCTGAACCAGAGAGCGAACCAGGGGAACATGACTAGGCTGCTGTCGCGGCATTCTGATAACCCCACAGTAACCGAGGACTACCTTGGCACGCTGTCGCGGCTGACTGGTGCGCGGCATGAGCGGCTGTTCAAGGGGCTGTGGGTGTCTGAGGAGGGCCTGGTGTACGACGAGTGGGACCAGGCGAAGCATCTGATCGAACGTGATGCGCTTACCCGCGACATGAAGTGGCACTTTGCCTCGGTGGACTGGGGGTATCGCGCTCCTGGGTGTTGTCAGGTGTGGGGTGTTGACGGTGAAGATAACCTGTACCGCCTGGCGGAGGTGTACCGGACACAGAAGCCGTATGAGTGGTGGGCCGATGTGGTTTCTGATTTACATGCGGAGTTCAACCTGTCGGCTGTGGTGTGCGACCCTGCGGAGCCGCGCAGCATCGACATGCTGAATGATCGCCTTGGCTCGCCCAGTGGCCGCTCTAATGCTCGACTGGCCCGCAAGGCGGACAACGACATCATGGCCGGTCTGGATATGGTGCGGTGGGCGCTGCGCCCGACCAAAGAAGGCCCGCCCCGGCTGCGGTTTGTGAAGGGTGCGCTTCGCCACGGGCGTGACCCGGAGCTGGCCGAGGGGCTGTCTCCGTGTTGCACAGAGGAGGAGTTCCCGGGGTTTGTGTGGCTAAAGCAGCAAGACGGGCGGGTGCTCAAAGAACGGCCTGATCCGGGGTGTCCCGATCACGGGCTTGACTGTGTTAGATATGCCGCGATGTTTGCGTGGAACAGAAATCTGTCCCAGCGCGTCGAGGGCCCAATGTTCCCGGCAGGATCTCTCGGGGATGTTTTGGATCACGAAGAGATCCTGGTGGAGTTATAGAATGGCGAAGCGTGCAAAGCGGTGGGCCCCGACTAAGCGGCGAATGCGGCT